AGTAGTAATAGCACTATAATCAGAACGCTCATTCTTCGTAAACGCAGTATCATAAGATTGTATGACATACGAACAGGAAGGCGGCTCATTACGATTCCAAACATTCCACCATTCTCTTTTAATTATTGCCCCTTCTTCCGCTGTCGGATTTTGCATATATTGAGCGTTCCACTTGCCTACGGGTATTGACGCTTTCACGCCTTCTAATTCGTCTTTGCTCCAATACTCTGGCCAAAGCACGTTTCCAGTCTCTGGAAATATCGCCGGAAATTCTACTACTTCCCATTTGTCAGCACCTCCTTGAGATTGTTTCTGTAATACTCTTGCTGTAAGATCCTTGATACCCCAGCGTGTCATTACTATAATGATAGAGCCTCCAGGTTGCAATCTTTGTCTTGGACCAGATGTATACCACTCATATATTCCATCAAGTGCAGTCGGGCTTAAAGCATCTTGTTCAGAAACAGGATCGTCAATAATAAGTAAATCTGCACCTCTTCCTGCTAACGCACCTCCTACACCAACGGCGTAGTATTCACCGCCTTTGTTTGTTGACCATCTACCAGATGCCTTCGCATCAGCAGCAAGTTTTATATCAGGAAAAACATCTCTGAAATCATCGCTATCAATTAAGTTTTTAACCTTACGACCAAAACCCACAGCAAGTTCCGCCGTATGCGTTGCTTGAATAATCTTTAAGTCTGGCTTTTTACCCATTAACCAAGAGGGAAACAAATAACTAGCAAATTCTGATTTTGTATGTCTTGGTGGCATATTAACAATCAAACGCTTTAATTTGCCATCTGCCACTTGTTGCAGCTTATCTGCGTATATTTTGTGATGCCTGCCCTCAATAAAAGAAGGCCATATACGTTTCACAAAATCCATATATAATTCTTGTGACGCTTTTTGCTTCTCTAACATAGATAAGCGATCAAGCATGGGTGCTATTTTAGCTAACTCATCATCACTTAAATACTCTGCAAAATCTAAATTCATTGTCCTGTGGCTAAAAAGTCATCCACCGCTTTGATTAATCCACCATTCGCCATGCCAATAACACCGCCCTCTTTAGCAGAAACTATCGGCTTTGCCGCAACACCTGTTAACATCTCAATTAATTTATTTAAATCACCACTATCAAAAGTTACTGGCTTTATGCTTGATGCTGCTGGGGCAAAAGGACTTGCAACAACTGTTGGCAATCCTGATTCAACTGTTGCCACCTCAGTTCCTGGAGTAACGCCACCAATAATATTAGGAACACTATCTGTTGCCTTAGCCTCTTCTTTAACAACAGGAAATATTGGCTTTCTAATAATCGGATCGTCATCTCCGCCACCTATAGGAGCATTTGGATCCATGCCCTCAACTACATTGCCTCGATTATCTCTAATACCAATAACTCGACCATCTCCATCTCTTATAATATTCTTGTCGGCAATATTTATTCCCTTACCAAAAAATGGATCTGTCTTACCACGAGCAATAGCCTCCGCCATTCTATCCCTAGTTAACTTTTCTAAATAATCACCCCTTGAAGCAAGAAAACCAGGTAATCCTAATCTGGCTAATGTGCCTTCTCTATTTGTCAAGTCCGCAATGTCTGTTACTTTTTGCTGATCTAACCCACTTGCTAAAGACGCTACTCTTGGACCAAACTCCGCTTGTAATCTTCCTGGTGAAGCATCAAATTCTTTAGGTGCACCTATTCCAGGTGCAACAATTGGAGGTGGCTCATAACTTGTCAATTCTTTTGTTAATCCTCTCATAGCACCATCGTCAAACGCATCTGGATCAGCCACAAATGGTGTTTTTCCAAGATTTAAAGAACCTGGATCCAAGGTATATGGAATGCCAGATGAATCTATTTCTGGCACATTGGCTATTTCAGGAATTGTAACTTTTGGCCCACCTAAACTTCCAGGCATATAATCAAAAACAAATTCTGGTGGCGGTAAAGTTGTCGGTGTCCCACTTAAATCCTCAACATCTCCTGGTCTTATTTCTCCAACTTCGCCAACTCCACTTTTAATTCCATCTGCTAACCTAGCTATGCTTGGATCAAGATTGCCAAACTGTGCAACCAAATTATCAATTGCTTGATTGTTTCCTGCACTAGCTCTAATAGCATTTTTTGCTGTATCTATTACATCTTGTGAAGTTCCAGGTGTTAGCGAACCTCTTAAACCACTGTCAAAAGGGTCTCTTCTGCCACCCCTCATGTCAGAGCCTGGTTGAGATTGTAAAATTCTGTCTTTTAAGGGATTTGGTTCTGTCCCCCCCCTAAACAACTCTTTGTCATCTCCACTCTTTGTTATGTTATACAAACTAGTGCCAGGTGTTGTTGCTGCAATTAATTCATTTAAAGAAATATTAGTAGGTAATTGATAATCTCTATTACGAAAGTTTTGTGTAATCTCATTTTCACGCAACAATTCATCAGCACCTTTTCCTAAATTTAATATTTTATCTGCCTCATTTGGCATAATTTGATTAAAAGCTGCTGCAGAAAAAGCAGATGGGCTAACATTAGATGCCTGAATTATACTATTAACAACTTTTTCCCCTAAACCCATTTTATCGCCATCAAGTGAATCTTTTTGAAAATAATCTAAAGCACCAACAATATCATTGTTCTTAGCAAAATCTTGTAACGCACTTTCAACATCGCCTTTTGCATATGTATTTGCATCTGGAAATTGATTAAGAGCATCTTGAATTGCTTTTTGATTAAAATTTATCGTAGGCAATCTTGACCCTAAGTTTTGTCCAAGTGGCATACTTGGCTCATCGGCAAACATACTTGTAACTCTGCCAATATCTGTTGCTTGTTGTAATTCATCAGGTGTAAACACATCAGTATAGTCTATATCACTATCTGGTGGTGAATCATCTATATTGTCATCGCTATCATTACCTGTCCCAGAACCACTAAAGCTATCTATTGCCTCACCTATTTCTGCGTCAGAAAATGCACCCCCTGACATGGCAGAACCACCAAATTGCATCATCTGAACAGGCTGATTGAATATATCTATATTCGATAAAGCGGGTGTCAACAAAGGGGACGTGACACCCATAGATGGTGCTACTGGAGGAGGGTTAACACCATTCATGCCTTTTAAAAAATTGTTAAAATTACCCCTGCTATCAGCCGTTGTGTCTAATTTTACCTGCGGTGGCTGTGCGGGGGCTGCTGGTGTCGGCATAAAACCACCCATAGGTCCATTTGCCATCTAATATCTCCAAAAAATCTTCTTTTGAAGATATTATAACACTAACTTGCTTTTTGCAATAGCATTGTCATTTCTCGATTGCTCTGATCAAGCAACCTCGATACCCAAATCTCGTCTTGACGCTTATCTGCCTCGCCTAAAGTATGCTCTATAGCATTGCAAAGCTTCCAAATACGCTGCTCTTCATGTTTTGTTAATGGTTTTTTGTCTTCATTAAAATTTTTAACTTCTTTTGACGCTTTTTCGTCTTTTTTTGTGTCAGAATGATATAAAACTGCAAATTTTACAGCAAGTGGTATTCGATTTTGACCAGATTCGTAACAACGATAGCCTCGCTCACTTAATCCTAGCTTTTTCGCCATGTCTATCTGGCTTAATCTTAGCTGTTGTCGATAATCTTTCAATATATCGCCAGTCCAATCGCTATAACTGTTATCGCTTTTTTTCATTTTTGCCTCATAAGTATTTTGTATTCTATTAAATCTTCAACCAACTCCTCATCAGAACCATACCTCATGGGTTTGCCAGACCAATCACACGCCGATTCAGCAAAACCTTTGCGAAAAGAAGCAGTATCAGGAAAATAAGCCTGTGTGTCTGCTTGCAACTTCTTTACAATCTGCTTTGACGTGCCCTCATAGGTTCTTTCGGGCATCATGTCGAGGAAATACTTTGTCATAATTCTTTATAGGTTGTGATTGCCGAAAGGTCAAGAATTTTTTTATAAAATTTTTTTGGGGTGCCATTTTCAAAACACTGGGGGCTGTTTGAGGCGAACTCGGCGAAACGGCGACCAGTTTAAAAAAATATAAAAAAGGAGGGTGTATACCATACACCCTCCCGAATCTTTTTAAGAATAATTATTAATTGAGACTCTATCTTAGAGTCTCAATCCTATTATTAAAATAAATTTTAAGTGATTCTCTTAGATTTTTATAAGGTGAATCTGGACTAGAATAATCTACAACTTTCTCACCTTGACTCCTTACCTCAACATGACCTGGAATCTTGTAGCCATTTAAATCATACAAGCCATTAGATTCACCATTACGATGACCATAAAACTCTTGAGTCTGACAGATAACAGCTTTAGGTGAGCCTAAGCGAGTTCTTAAGGTATTGATAGTTCTTCTTACTGACCTAGCATCCTCAATATTACATTCAGTCATTAAATCTCGAGTCGTGCATCCGCTTTGAGTCTGCATTAAATTGAAAGCTTTATATAATTTTGTTCTAGGTCTAAAAATATTAGTAAGAGGTTGATTAACGAGGTCTCCGCAATTAATCAATTGGACTCTATTGTTATGTGAATAATTGAACATATTAAACAATAAATGAATCCAATTAGTAATCTTTTCATAATTCAGTGTTCCAGAATGTTGTCTAAATTCAATTGTATTTTTAGGTAGGTAAGGTAAAACATTAACTGTATAAAACTTGTCATTTGAATTACTACCTCTATGACCATCTGATTTAATAGCCTCAGCAAGTTGAGTCGCATTTAAAGAGTTTTTAATATTATCCAAACAAGAATATGATACCTCTTTGCACATTCTGTTCCCTCTGCGAGATTTTGGCATTATTGAAGAAAAAAATGTTTGATGCTTAACATATCTAAAAACAACATCTCTAGTTGTTTCAAATTGAATCAAATCAGTTGAACATTGAAACGCATAATTTCTATCGTTATTTACAAAATGCTCAATTGTGCGATTATAAAACTCCTCTTGAGAAATATTAATTGGTCTTAATCCTATATGAATATGATGACCGCACGATTTATTAATTGAATAACCGCTAGACTCTAAAAAAGAATATAACTCCCTTAAAAATGAAAGAGTTTGAGGTGAGTCAATTTCTAATGGAGGTAAGACAATTTCACACCCTCCTCCATTGATATATTCAGATTTAACTTTGGTGGCTAAGATATAAAACCTTGGATGATTTCTTAAAAGGTTTGCGGTTTCTACTTCTCGCCTCCCTTTAACTTCTATCTCACCACCAAAGGCTAGTCTTAATTTGTTAGTATATGGCATTTATTAGTCTCCTATATTTGTTTTGTTTGTTTGTATCAATTCATAGCGAATCAATACCTAATTATTACATTTATAGGTATTCATTGCAAGTAAATAATGTTCGCTTTTATTTAGATTCCAGCTATTTTTTCCAGCTAATTTTTGAGATTCCAGGAAATTTTTTGGCGGTTTTGCCGGATTGTTCGCTGTTAGAAGCAGGATTCTTGGATCCCCAGGATCCCGACCCGACCCGATCCCGACCCGAAAAACACCCGGACCTGTGGCCCGATGCCCGAACCCCGAACAATTGTTCCGAATTTGGTTCACCGGGGCCCCGGTTCAGAAGCAGAAAAGCGAACAATCATTCGGTTTAAAAAACAAAACCAGGGCCCGGTAACCGCATTTTCCGGCGAACAAAAAAAGCCCACGCTGGAGCGTGGGCTTTTTCGAGATTGAAATTAAATTAAAATGTTGAGAACTTAATTTGCATTTCTGTTTCTTTGTTGATACCTAAATGTTTATTCATGTTATCAACAATGGCTCTAATATGATCCTGCTTACCTACAAATTTATCTAACTCGTGAGGGTCACTTGGATTAGCCTTACCTAAAGGGTGATAACCTTTTTCATTCTCAATGAGTTTAGCCACTCTAAATTTGTTACCATCGGTAACATCTGTAAAACAGTATCGCATAACATTCTCCTTTTGTTTGTTTGTTATATATATATAATAGGCTATCAATTCCTATAAGTCAACTAAATAATTAAATTAATTTGTGTTCGGTTACGCTGTGCGTCCATGCGGAATCGAACAATTGTTCGGTTGCTCCAGGGCAGGATAAGTTCCCGGAATGCTGCGTAAAGCGAACAATTATTCGTTTCCGCATAGGACCAGGCGGCAGCAGCCCGAACAAAAAAACCCCTGAGAATAAAAACTCAGGGGTTCAATTAACAATTAGTAATAACATACTGTTCCGGCTTCGTTGTAAGTCAAGTAAACACCGATGCTTCTGTGACCTTACTAATCGTTTTGCACACAAGGCCCGAATAGTTGGGGCGGGTGCAATTCTTTTAAATATACTTATGTTCTAAAGCGTAGCCATCGCCATAAAGCACACTCGCCAACGTGTAGACCATATGAAAGCCCATATCCATCCCACAACCTCCAACGCCAACAGCGTTGGTTTTGTCTTTGTATGTCCACTTGAGGACTTTGGCTACATGATAAGAATAATAAGAAACCTTATTATCCTTAATTCCATGGGCCGAAATATGTCTATACATTCCAGACCTTGAAACCTGCCTAATTACTAAATAAACAGTTGATCCCTTGGGGAAGCTGTCTTTTAGTAGCTGTGTTGAATACTCAACACTATTAAATTTTAAATCATCCATAATAAACTCCTTATGATTCGTTTGTTTCTATTAATATAGGGATTGATTGCCGGTAAGTCAACAATTAAATAAATTTTTTTTTATTTTTTTTTACAGGTTCTCTCCAGGTTCTCTCCCGGCGAGGGACAGCTTCAGGAAAGCGAACAATCGTTCGTGCTGTCTTCCCGGCAGCGAAACTGGTGATGGAGCAACTGGTGCTGCTGGTTACAGGGCGAACAATTGTGCGTAATCCCGACAGCCTGGGCTGCTGGACCCCGAAAGCCCGAACAATTATTCGTTTTCTATACAGGACGGCGGCTGGGCAGCCTCCCGACACCGAACAATTATTCGGTTTGGCAGCCAGACCAGGCTGGGCAGAGCCCGAAGAGCGAACAATGGCTGGTTTCTGCGGATTTTTGGCTGGTGGAGCCCGAAGCCCGAAAGCCCGACAACCCCCGAGCCCGACACTTCCCAGATCCCGAGCCCGACTGCCCGAGGCACCCCCGCAAGTGTTTCTGTTATTTTTTGGGTTTTACGCTACTATGTTCTATCTCCTGTGGGTTATTATGGGTTTTGTTCGCTACTTTCATGCGTTTCTGGGCAAGTATTTGAAATTCCTGTAGTTTTTCCAGTATTTGATCTCTTGTCATGCTGTCAGCTTGTTCATGTAGCACATGAGCCTTGTTAACAAGCAATCCGGTAGCCTTTAATCGCAGTTCTTCAGCCCGAATAGCCTCACCAAATTTCCCCGACTCCCATGCTTCGTTACGAATTTTAAGTAAATCCCGAACAGATTTTTCAATCGTCACACCGAATCTAGTCCTGGCTTCTTCTCGCATTTCCTGATATCGCTCCTGCACAACTGGGTTACGAAGCAACCGAACAGCGTCAACACCAGGGTTCGCATATCCGGCGTTTCTCGCTGCAGAAGTCTGCGTCATATCTTTGTGCATAAAGTTATCAAGAAATCCTTGTTGTTTATCTGTCAATCTTTTCTGACCCGATAAGCGTTGTTCTCGTGATAAATTTTCTCCGACTTTAGGCATAGTTTTTACTCTCTTTCGCTATGGTTACATATAGGGTATGGGGCGGGTTACTTACCGCCCCCCTATACCCCCTTATAGGGGGTAAGTTCGGTAAGTTGGTAAGTAG